CCTCAATCGTCACATGCGGCTGCCCCTTCTTGTCGCGCAGGCTGTAAATCTTGGACCGGCCCTCGACCACGTCGGGGCAGTAGCCGCCAACGCAGTGGCCCATGGTCTCGCCCTCATACCTGAGGGCGTCCTCGAGAGGCCCGAGCTTAGCCACCTGCTCTTTGGAATACATGTTTCCGTTGGGACCAATGAACCGCTCACCGCTTGTTCCGGGAACTTCCTTAAAACCCTCGGGCAAACCTTCCGGCTGGCGCAGCTCCACCCACCGCATACCCTGCTCAGGGTACTCTTTGTGCGTGAAGGTGGCTGGGTTCATGGCTCGGGCCATGTCAGCCTCAGCCTTCTGAGCAGCACGCCAGTCGTTGATCTTGGCCACGCGCTCAACGGCCTGAGGCACGGTGACCTTTTCGAGGTCGGAGTACTTGAGCATCAGCTCGCGGGGCAGGCCCGACTCGGGGTTGATGGCGTTGCGCAGTTCGTCGGTCAGGTGGGCAAAGCCGAGGTCTTCATCAGCGCCGCGCAGCATGTCGTAGACGCGCGTCTCAGGCGGAACTTTAAGAAGCCAAGGGTTATCTTTGACAACTTCCGGATAAGCGGACGTCAAATCAAATGCTTGTAATTCGTTGACAAAAGTGTCGGCCCGATCCTCCCAAGCCTTAGCCATTGGGGACACGCCCATGCCTTCTTCATGAAAACCAGCTCTTTTTCGTGCGCGGGCAACGTTGTAGCCGGTCGGCGTGATTTCGCTATGCATGATGCCGCGCTCGGCCAGCGCGCGCAGCGGGTCCTCGGGCGTCGCCATCTCGTTGCGGATGTACTTGCCGAGCTTCTGGTCGAGCCACTTGTTCATGGCGAGAGACGCATGACGAGCAGGGACATCCGGGTTCATACCGGCTTCCCTAATCATTTCCTCACTAGGCAGGTAAGCCCGCATCGGCTCCACCGCCCGCTCAACGCTCCCGGCCAGCCAGTTGCCGCCCTTGGGCTTGACGACGTTCACGGGTGAACCAGCCATCAGGAAATCACGCCCAGCGCGCGACACCGCCGAAGGCAGCGCAGCAACGGCGCGCAGCGGGGAGCCTGGTCCGGTGTAGAAGCCGCCTCCGAGCTGGCCAGCGGTGGTGAACGCACGGCCCGTTGGCGTCTGGTTCAGCTCGCGCATCGGCAGGCGCTTCTCAACGTCCTCACTGGTGGGCAGGACCGTTTGCTCGGACAGACCGGGCAGCATGCGAATCAGCGACTCGATGTCGCCGGGAGCGCCAAGCACACCGGACACCGCGCCGCGCAGGGCGGACAAGGGTGCGTCGGCCGCAGCACGGCGGTCTTGCTGGGACTCGGGGCGGCGACCAGCGGAGCGGTAGCCAATGAACGGGCGGTTCAGATCGTCAGCCATAGCGGCACTCCTTGAGGCGGTCACTTCTCCGCCCTTTGCATATTTTTTCTCGCGCAAAACCTCAAGCGCAGCAGGCTCCATGCGCTGGAGCAAGTTGGCCTCTGTTGACTCTGGGTTTGGCGTCAGCGTTCGACCGCTAAGCCCGTACTCATGACGGCCAACGCCCTGAGCCGCGCGGTGGCGCAGCATCAGCAGTGGCGCAGCGTCCGCAACCAGGTCGCTCAACTCGCCGCCGTAATCAAAATAGTCTCGGAACGTCGGGTCGTCCATGATCGATTTAAATCGACCCTTGCGCGCCGCCATGCCCAGCTCGTTGCGTGCAGTGTCCAAAAGCCTCGGGGCCAAAACTGCGGGCTTGTCCGTGGCAAACATGCTGTACGCCGCAGGCATCCGGTCACGCAAAGACGGTGGCTGCACGATCAGCGTGCGAAGCTCGCGGTCTTGGAAGTCGCCAGGCTTGTAGTTGGCGTTGAAGTAGCTCAAATCGGTCGAGCTGGGCCGCACGAGAAACATCGAGTCATCCGAGCCGTAAGGGTGCGTGTGAAAGTCGATGATGCCCTGACCAGGCTTAGCGTAGTCAAGGGCGGCAGTCCTGTCGCTAACGTTGGGCTGAACGGTATCGGGTCGGCCAATGGTTATTTTTGAGCGACGGGGGATATTGGCCGGACCAACAACAGAGGCCTCATTGCCTGTGCGTGCGGACTGAGCAATCGCCTCACGAATCGTGGCCGCCTGCTCGGGAGCCTCGCGGGCCAGCAACGCGCGAAGTTTTGCAAGGACTGAGACTTTGGACATGGCTTACCACTTCGTTTTGTTTGCCCAGTACGCCGCGCTCGACGGCCCCTTGGCGATGTTTGCACCGTGACGAGCTTTGAAGCTGTCGCGCTTGGCGGTCGTGGCCGCTGACTCGCCAGCCTTGGGCTTGCCCGCCGTCTTTGCCCCCTGCTCTCCAAAGCGAATCACCTTCTCGGTGCCGTCGTAGCAGGCCTTGACCACATGGGATTTCTTGGGGTGGTCCGGCATGCGCTTGGGCTGGTTGCACGCCATCTCCGACTTCTTGAGCGGCTTGGTCATTTCGACCTCCTCGCCGCCCGCATGTTGTCCACCAGGTTGGGGTAAGGACGTCCAGCCTTTTCGGCTGCGCGCTTGGCGCTCGCTTTTGCGGCAGGGCTCAGGATTGAGCTGGCGCGGGATCCGGCGGAGGCCGGACGCTTGGTGTCCCAGATGGGCTTTGGTTGCGACTTAGACGGCATAAGGGTTCACCCTTCCTTCACGTTGGCGAGGCGGCTTGTCATCAACGTCGCGTGCCTCTGGCAAATCGAACCACCGTTCATTTTTCAGGAAGATGACCGCTTGCGTGAAAGTGTCCACGTAGTCGTCATGCTCCGCAACGGGGAACTTTGCCACCTGGTTCAGGAACGGCTGGGCCCAGCTCACAGGCTGGCCGGGGTTCTTTGAGGACTCCGGGATCCACAGCAATCCAAGCTCCAACGTCGGCGCGGTCTGGTGCGCCCTCGACACCTTATCCGCTTGACCGGGATTGTAGCCAACGGCTGGGACCTTGGCCAGACGCAAGTCCTGCAGCAGGGATTGGCCGCTGGCCTTGGCCTCGACCAGCAGCCGGTCGGGCCGCCGCCCCTTGGTGGGCATGCCAGCCTTGGCCGACTTGTCCGCGCCGTACTCGCTGGTCCAGTCTCGGATTACCTTGGTGCGCAGTTCAGGGTAGCCGAGGTGCTCATCCCATGCGTCGAGCAGCATCGCGTTGCGCTGGCCTCGGTGCGTGAACAAGCCCCAAACGGTGCAGGCCGTTGGGTCGCCCGTGGTCCGCTCGGTGAAGGCGCAGTCGTAGCTTTGCAGGATGTACTCGAAGGGCGGCAAGCGCTGGGCCACCGGCCAGAAGTTGAAGCAGTCGGTCTTCAAGATGCCACCATCGGCAGGCGACGGGTCTTGCTGGAGCTGCCCGGACGTGCCGTAGGTGCCCAGCAGCTGCTTGAGCTTGGTGATCTCCTCGGCTCCGAAGCGATCAGGGCAGATCAGCTCGCCCTTGACGGTGCGCGGGTCGTAGGGGCCAAGCACGGTGCGGCGCTTCTTACCGTCCCACTCGGCCGGGATGCAGATGTGCTCCCAGCCCCCAATGTCGTTCAGGATGTGGCCGCTGATGTCCTTCTCGTGCAGGCGCTGCATGACCGTCACCATTGCGTCGGTCTTTGGGTTGTTCAAACGCGTGGACCAGACCATGTCGAACCACTCAAGCGCGGTCTCGCGCATGGTCTCAGACTGCGCGTCCTGCGCGCCGTGCGGGTCGTCGAGGATCAGGCGAGAGCCGCCCTCACCGGTGGCGGTACCGCCGACCGAGGTGGCCAGGCGGTAGCCGGTCTTGTCGTTCTCAAATCGCTGCTTGGCGTTTTGGTCGCCCGAGAGCCCGAACATGTGCCCAAAGCGCTCTTGGTACCAAGGCGACTGGATCAAGCGGCGGGCCTTCAAGTTGTCGCGGATGGACAGCGTGCCGGAGTAGGACGCGGCCAGGAACTTCTGCTCGGGCTGGGCGATCCACTCCCAAGCGCACCAGGCCACCGAGACGATGGTGGACTTGGAGTGCCGGGGCGGGATGTTGATCAGCAGCCGCTGAATTTCGCCGCAGCTCACAGCCTCCAAGTGCTCGCAAATCTCCTCGATGTGCCAGCTCGGAACGAACGGGACGCCGGGCTCCATGACGTGCCAGGCCTGCTTAACGAACTCGTAGAGGCTTGCGCTGGCGCGGCGGCGGGCCTGCTCTTTGGTGATCAGGTCCAGCATAACGGCGGGGGAGACGGGTGCGCTCATTGCAGCCGAATCTCTCCGCGTTCGAGGCGCTCGCGCTGGTCCATTGCGTTGTGAATCATCACCTCAGGAACTTGCTCGTCGGGGCTGGGGTGGCACCAACAGGCACGCGAGAGCTCGTGCTGCCTGAAGTCCCCGAGCGGGACCACATGGCAAAACACGTCTTCATCGCCCGGGTAAGCCGCTGAGGCAGTCATGCGGCGTTGATCGCCTCTTGCAGCAAGCGAACGGCGTCGTGCTGAGCATTGACTATGCGCTGATCGGCGTGGCCCGTCTCGCTCATCGCCATGGCCTGAGCCTGGCACTGGCCAGCGAATGTGTCGAGCAGCGCCAGGATGCGGGCGCGCTCAAAGGCAATCATGTCCTCGCCGTGCTGGCGCACCAAGTCCTCGGGAAACAAGGCCTGAAATCGACCGTCGTGGTCAAGCAGGGCGGGCAGAGGAGACTCGGGAAGGGTGGGTTTGTTCATTGCGGGGTCTCGGTTGGTTGTGTTGTTGGGATGCCCATGGCCAGGACGTCGGCGTACTCTTTGGCCGTCATGCCTGCGCCGTCGTCGTTGCGCATCCATTCGATGATGCGCTGGCGCTCGGCAACGGCCGCGTCCAGTGCGGACTGCTCGATGGCGGCCTGGATGCGTGGTGCAATCTGGGCCATGGCTGCTTGCACCTGCTGTTTGCCGTAAGCCTCAAGCAAGAGCTGCCCAGCGGCATCGCCATCGCAGGCGCGGATCTTCATCGTTGTGAAGAACGGGTCCATAGGTTCGGTGGCGCTCATTCATCACCACCGTTGGCTTTTTGCAACAGGGCTTGCATCTGCGCCAGCTCGTTGTCGTTGAGGCCCTTGAGGTCAACGCCAGCCATAGTGATCGCGCCGCCGTCCTTGCCGGTGTGCTCGACCTTTTGGGTCTCTGACCACTTCATCTGGGTCTTGGTCCACCAAATCATCGCAGTGGTGTCGCCGCCCGTTGCCTTCTGGAAAAGCGTGCGGCCGACCTGGCTGTTGGCCTTGGCCTTGCCCGACACCAGCTCCTCGGCAAAGTGCTTGGTCAGGGTGTCCACGCTGATGCCTTTGCGCACCAGCACTGCAATTTGATCCAGCGGTAGGCCGTAGCCCGACAAGGCTTCCACCTGCTTGCGCTCTGTTTCGGAGGGCTCGAAACCCGGCCGGCCAGCGTCTGGACGAGCGCCGCCATTTTTCCCCGTCTTTTTTACGGGG